AATAATCTCTTGGTCTTGTTTTTTTTGTTTTTCTGGAGTTATTACTTGTGATGATTTCCATTGTTTTTAAAAAATTAAAATGTTTATAGTAAAGATGTAAAAATACGTTCCCAATGAGCAGTGATTTTATTATCTTCGTCAGATTCAGCAACGACAATAGACTTACCTCTTAAGTGTTCAGGTCTTGCTTCAACAACCGTATTATCACCACCTTCAAAACTAATAATAGTTTTATTTTTTTTACGATATACATAACCTAATGCATCTGCTTTTGCAGGAATTAAACGTTTAAGTTTACCTGTTAAATCAATTTCCATAGTTGATAATTCTTTTCCATCTTTGTCAATTAATTTATCAGCGGAGTGACCTAACAATATTAAAGCTTTTTTAGGATAAGGAGTAAAAGAATTAATTATTTTTTTATACGCTTCTCTGACATAAAGATAACCACCACCTTGCGGTAACGTTTTAACGTCTGCATTAGGATTTGGTAAACCTGTTTTTTTATCAATTTCCCAAGATTTACCCATAGGTGTTGCTCGGTATAACTGGTTAGCTAAAGGAAGAATAACATCTTCTAATATTGTGGCAGTATCGAGTGTGATAAAATCATATTGGTGTTCACTTTTTTGCAACGCTATGATAATATCTCTTAAAGATTCTACTGTTGTTGCTTTAACTTTCATACTTGATACAAAATCTGAACCATCTTCTAAATCTATTAATAAATTATTTGGTAACAATGATGCGATAGTAGTTTTACCACATTTGGGTTTACCGAATAAAATAATAAATCTAGGGTCTTTCTGTATTGCCTCAATAGGCGTTGTTGGTAATTCAATCATTTTTTACTTTGTTATAGGTATATACCTTGTCTAATTTTAACATAATCTTGTGGAGTTAATTTACTAGCGATTGGTAATTGTTTAAATGTATTTGTAGAACCGTTATAATAAGTTCCAATAGAACCGATACTCCCAAATCGATTTTTAATAATGTGTAAAGAACGAAAGTAACCTCCCATAGAAGGAATGTTAAAACCTTCCATACTTTCTATTTGATATACGAAAGGGTCAAACACACCTATTACTACATCAGCATCGTGATAAGTAGTTTTATTATCTGCTAAACCATCTAAAGAAGGTATCATTTTTTCTACTACTGGTTTACCTTTCATATCATATTGGGCTTTTAACTTTTCACCAGACTGTTGTTGAATATTAATTACAGCACAGTTAAACTGTTTTTTTAGTATTTTTAAACAATACTCTTTTGACCATGACGATATTCTATTCCAAGCATTATTTTCATCACTCATTAAACCAATATGGTCTACTACTACGAGATTAAACTCATACGGATTATGCGGATGGTATCTAAAAACTTTTTCACCTTCTTCATCAACTTCTTCTATTAATTTTCCTTTACTTAACAAATCAGTAGTGACATAACTTACCATTTCAGAAGGTTCATACAACGTATCTAAAATAACAACTTTAGAATAAATGTCTTTTACATAAGGTAGATATTTAGATATAACCTGAATGTTAGTATCAGATAATATTTTATCACCTAACGATTGCAATTCTGCAAGACTTATTTCTAAATTAGTTTCTTTTTTTACGGTTGCACTTATTGTAGATAAAATAAATTGGTCTTTACTTTCTTCTAAAGCAAAATAATATATTTTTAAATCTATATTATGTTCTTTAGCAAAGCGTATAGCGTTAAAAACAAAAGCCGCTTTAGTAAATTGAGTTTTTCCAATACCTGAACCGGCTGTAACAATATACTGAAAACCTTTACGAATACCATATAATTTTTCCTGTAAACCTGGAATATTAAAAGGTATTGAATGGTGTATACCATCAAGTCTATCTTGTTTAGCTTTTAAAAGCTTTTGATATAATTTATCTACTTCATTCATTCGACATACCTAACCAGTTAACATTTTGTTTATTTTCAAAGGATTCCCAAGCAGCATCAACTACAAAATCACCAATTAACGTAAATCCAAATGTCTTACGTATTTCAGGATTTTTTAAATTATTGATAATCTCTTTATGTAATTCTTCATTGTAATTTATTTGTTGAAGATAAATACTAAATAAGTCATTACGTTCGTAATACAACTCTCCTTTATATCTAAAACCCTTACTTAAACGTTTAGCGTTAAAATCTCCAGTAGATGTTTCTATAATTTTAGGATACGCTTCCCAAAACTCTAAAGCTATTTGATAATAACGTTTACGTTGTTTATTTACTTTTTCTATCTGGTCTTCTTTAAAACCATAAATTTTAGATAAGTGAATCGCAAACTCTTCAGATAACTCAATCAAATCAGGAAAGTTATCTTCTTTTTCCCAACGATTTAATAACAATCCTTTTTCATACATCTCATTTATTTCTTCTCGGCTAATCTTATTTTTAATATTTTCATCAAAAACACTTATATCAAGATAACAATATAAACTTTCTGTCAGTTTTAACCAAATAAACTTAACAAAAAGCAACTGTTGAGAAGTTAATTTAAATTGTGTAATAACTTCTACATCAGCTTTAGTATTATCTTCTAACGCTCTTTGTCGTATTTCAGAAACTGTCATTTCTATTACCCCATCAGGTCTTTCTCCTCTAACCATATTGGACTTTCTTTATTGTTTTTTTGTAATATGTTAAGAAATTTTAATTCATACGTTGATTCACCGTTATTTACTTGTGGATGATATGCCATGTATAAATTATATACTATACTTTTATCTAACAATTCATCTCTTTGTCGAACTACTCTTCCATCTTTCTGTACTTTTTGATATTGTTTTGTATTATAACCATGATGAATTGAAATTCTAGCTTTTTTAAAATCAGCTCCTTCTTTCGCAGTACTTACTGAATTTAGCATATTACAGCTTGCCTCACCTTCATCAAACAATTTTGCATTTATCTTTCGTTGTTTAACTGAAAGACCACTATGATGACTAAGCCCACCAATTTTTTCGGTAATTAAATCTGCAAAATTTTGTGACATTGTAAAGTTAATTTTATGCTCTTCAGGATGTAATTCAACAATACGTCTTAACACTTTTAAGCGTTGTGTATTGTTATTTACTAACTTTGTCTTAGCAGCTTGTAATGAATAAACATCCGCAATTGCTTTTTTTAATGTACCTACAGGAACATTACGTAGCGCAGCTAAACGCTCTAATGCTGGAGAAACCATTACTTTGTAAGGTTGACCTTTTTTTTCTCCTGATTTGTAAAACTTAATTTGTTCATAGTGTTTAAGTAAAACAGTTTCAGGATTGTTATCACCTATATAAATAATACCTTCGTTTAAACTGCGATAACCTATAAACTTAACTGTATTTAACTGACGAAGATTTTTAAACTGACCATATCTCCACTTTTGTTTTTGAGCTTCTTCAAAATCTTCTATTTTAGGGTCTAAATATAACAATGTATCTCGTAGATTTGTTTCGATACGCATTAAGTTTTTAGAAGTTAAATAATCAAGATGAATTTTGACATTGTATTCTTTACGGGTATTAATCCAGTTGTTTTGTTCAGCTTCTTCTCTAGTAACTATATCACTAATAGGAAATCCATATTTTTCCATAGCTTTATAATGTGTTTCATCTAAAGTGGCAGTTAATGCAATCATTTTAGAAGATGCAAATACTTTAAGAACTCTGATATATTCTTCAGTATTAATCAATAAATGAACTTCATCTATGATTAAAAAATCAACATGTATAGGTTTAGATTTATATAAAGATTGCCAAGTATCTACTGGACAATCTACTTCACTTTTCCATTGTGTACGTAATAAATCCGTAGGTACAATAATTTGAAACTTAATATTTGGATTCTTAGTCTTTGCTTTTTGTATGATTTTCAAAGCTACTCTAGTTTTACCATAACCTGTTACGGCTAACAAAGTAGCTTTATGTTTATTAACAATATCATCACGTATTTTAACGATATTGATTTCTTGTCTTTCGTCTCTTGTCATAATTACTGATTATAAAGCTCTTCTATTTTTTCATATAAAGTATTTCTTTTAGTAATGTCGTTAAGTAGTTGTGTAAACCTCTCCAACATTTCGGTTGTTTTAAGGTTATTATTCTTTTTTTCAGATAATATAAAACCTTTTTTTTCTAAATAGATAATAATATCTAATTCATCCATTTCCATTAAAAGAGATTCAGGAGTATAATAATCTAAAATATCATATATCTCTATATCTTTTAACATTCTGTTTAATTCAATTTTATTCATACTTAAAATAATATTAATTGTTTAGATT